GCGAGAAACTTCCCAGAACTCTTTTGAAAGAGGTCCTTTGCGCTCATCTTCATGAGCCTTACGAATCAAACGAGCAAGTGTTGGTGGTGCAGTTAAGATTTGTAATCCTTGTGCTTCACCAGTCAATACAACTACATTAAAAGCAAACTTTCCACGAGGTTTGTCACCTAAGACATCGCACAGTGGACAGTTGGTTCCTAGACAAACAAAAGATTTTTTACCCTTTGGGCGTTCAATCCAGTGTTGTTCATATGAAGCAAATGGTTGATCTTCAAGGAACTTAACAAGCACTGGCTCCTCAGAGAATTTAAAGTCAATTGGATAATCACCTTGATTATCTGACTTTAAAAGTGAATCAAAAGCATCCCAGCCTTGTTGAACTGTGGTGCCTACTTTAGGCATTGCATTCTCGTTGTCTTCATCTAACATAGATGAAGCCGTAGATGAATGTGCCTCTGTTGGTTTTGTTATTGGCATTATTTCTTCTTTCGGTAGTGAGGCACGGAGCGATCTTTGTATCACTGTACAAAATTAATCGCTACTGGCTCTCTTGGTTTGTTGTTTCTTTCCAACGCTTTAGTAAAGCATCGGTTAGATCTTCGTGTTGGTTCCACTCTACACGAGCAGTTCCTATCAAGCCACGCTTGTTGAATTCTTCAACAGCAGACTCAATTAACTCTCTTGTATACACCCTATTGCCACCAGTCTTTTGACCTTTTACAGTCTTAGCCCTAAGCCTATACGGTGCACGGGGAATAAACCCCTTGCGTTCCCATAAACGGATTGTGACAATGGTTTTCTCTAACGCTTGTGCTAATGCACCGATAGTGAATACCTGAGTTTCTTTACCCGCTAATGTTTTAATGATGGGGTTTGAATCCCAACCATTATTCTCACCGCTTTTACGGCGAGAAACCTTTGGATCTATTTCTCTGCGTTTCTTCTTAGAACCAGGGATGTATTCAAGGTCAGCAAATGCTGCCTCTATCTCATCATTTCCACGTAATCCAGCCATAGTTAGTTCTTATTTAGTATTAAAGCCCAAACAACTTTTTCTGGATACATTAATTCTATTTCTTCTTCAGTTAATTTTCCTTCATATAGAGCAGCCATCAAAGCATCTTCATCAATAATCTGAATAGTTTTATACAACTCACTTTCAAGACCCTTAGACATAATCACGTTGTCTGCCATTTCTGGGTTTATCTTACGAGATACTCGGCGTTGCTTTTGAATTGTTTTAACCCCTTCAATTTCAGAAGGAAGTTCAACAAATAAATTACCGCTGCCATCAACTTCTCCAGAAGTATCTACGTGTTCAAATATTTGTTCTTTTAATTTTTTTAATTCAGATTCAAAAAAGTCTACTTGTTTTTTTACAAATATATATTGGCGAGCCTGTGTCTCAAAATCATCTTGACCAGCAACTCGTGATTGTTCTTCTTTTACTCTTGCCATGTTAACCCCCTCAAGGTCTCTGTTTCTGTAGGAAACCTATCAGGCTTCCTACGGTTAGGTCAATTCCACCCTTGGAATTGATGCCTGTACCATCCATTACAGCGTCTGCAACAGCATTTTTTTGTTGTAGCATTTCGTGTTGACGTTCCTCAATGGAGTTCTCTACCACTAAATCTTGAATTACAATACTAGGCCACCTACTGGAGGCACGTTTTATTCTACCGTTTCTTTGTACCGCTAATCCTGCGGACCAAGGTAAGTCATAGTTTACTAATAAGTTTGCTACTGGTAAATCAACTCCATAACCTCCAGCATCCGATGAAATAAATACTCTACACTCTGGATCAGTTAAAAACTTTGTTTTACTTGCTTCTTTTTCTTTAGCATTCATCTTTCCAGTATATAAAGTTCCACTAACTGCGTCCTGAATCTTAGACAACATACCAACATAGGAAGTAAAAATAACAACCTTTGCATCTGGATCTGTCTCTAAATGATCTAATACATACGTTTTTAGTATATCTAACTTTGGGTGTTTAGTTAAATCGTTTAATAAATTTCTTTCTTTTAATCCGTATATGTAGGCACTCCCATCTCCTTCTTGTTTTTGAAATTTTGCAGCACTACTTAATAACAAGTCTGGGTGATCGCACAACATTCTTAGTGCAGTTATTTTAGACATAATAGATCCACGTAACATGTCTGCTTGACTTCCAGCCTTACTATCGTGACCGTAATGAGCAACCAAAGAAAAATTAGCACCGAGTAATTGTTGTGCCTCATATAATTCTTGACTCAATTCATCAGCAATAAAGTTATAAAGTAATGATGTTTTAGTATCTAATAAGATTTTTATTGGATCTAAATGAATGGTGTCGGGTAAGTAAGGAGCCACATCTGGGTCTGTCTGTACTTTCCTAACGGAAATTGTTTTCATTTTTTCATGAAATATAGGTAGATTTCTGTATCTTTGAACACCACCAAAATGATTTCTTACAATAAAAGTTTGATCAAATAAATCAAATCTTCCAAGTAATTTTGGATTTACAAATTGCATAATGCTGTATAACTCTTCGGGTTTACCATTCTCAATAGGAGTACCTGTAAGGGCAAATCTAATAGGAACATCTGTTGATAATTTTTTAACAGCCTTTGAACGTTTAGATCTAAAACCTTTAATGGCTGTGGCTTCATCGCACACAACCGCTCCCCAATCTTCGTCTTTAATAGAGTCCCAATCATTAACAACTGTTTCATAATTACAAATAATATAATCTGCAGATCGTACTCCACTAAGTTCTCTATCCCAACGAATTAACCGAGTACTTTTTGAACCGTCTATAACTACTGTTCTTGCGTCAGAAAACTTTTGAATTTCTTTTTCCCATTGATATTTTAAACTAGATAAAGCAATTATTAAAATAGGTTTTGTTAATTCTCCATTTTCTTTTAATTTTTCTAAGGCTGCAATAGTCATGCAAGTTTTTCCTAACCCCATTTCATAAGCAACCAACATCTGTTTACTAGCAATCATTTTGTCTACTGCCTCTGGCTGATAAGGTTTTAAAATTCCTTTAAACATTATCTATTGGCGTTGGGGCGATTGCTAATGAACCGCACAAAGCACACTCCATATCTAACATGTATAAAGAAATTTCGCCATCTTCAAACATTGCTTTTACATTCCACAAAGTAGATCCGCAGATGCACACTTCTAAAGGCGTATCTTTATCCCGCAGATCCATCATAGATATGCTGCTTTACCTAACACAGATGTTCGTGCTGTTTGTATGCCTCGTTCAATTTCTTCTTCGGCCATATCTCCAACATCTTTAACATCAATTCCCGTGTAATTAAAATAAGAAAGTTCCATTCCATATTTTCGAGAAAAACTTCGCATTTGTTCATTGGCAGTATGACCAGCCTTATCATTATCAAATGCTGCTATAACTTTAGAAACACGTCTCATAATTTTTGCCTGATCTTCACCTATGATTGCACCAAAAGTAGAGATGGCATTGTGACCCAACCCTGTAAGACGGACTGCATCTAATGGGGATTCAACAATCATTAAAGCATTAGACAAATCCATAATATGAACTCCAAATACAGTTTTAGATTTTTTTACTCCCGCTGGTTGGTTCTTGAAGAACCTGCCACGAGCCCCTTTTTCTTGCCAACCCCAAAGAGAGGCATTATCTGGATCTCTAATTGGTAAAATCCAAGATTCATTTTTTGTATCCCAACGAACACCGTGAGTATTTACTGATTCTCTTTTTAAAAATCTTTTCTTTAATTCTATATCTGGTGCGTCGGTATACACGGCAAGTCGAGCCTCCGACATAGGTATTTGTTCTGGATCTGCTTGCACGTATTGAGGAAGTTCTTGAATTCTTTTCATTAAAGAATCTATTGGCATATCTTCTTTATCATTTACATAATCACGAGCATCATGATAATTAATTCCTTTTATGTCAGAAACTAATGTATAAATATTTCCTTTATACCCACAAGAAAAACATATGTGTGCACCAGATTCGGAATTAATCCACCAAGATGGGTGGTGATCTTCTTTTCCTGTTCTGGCTTTATGCATAGGACAGAGACCATTTACTTCTGCTCCACGTTGAGCAAACAGTTGTAATTCTAAAGACAGTAAGACACGTTCTACATCTATCACACCCTGCTCCAATCGGTGCAGAATCTACATTTCAACATCTGTTCTTCATCGTGAAAACAACCTGTTTCCCAACGCCAAGTTAAAGCAGTTTCACTTGGGCCACAGTTACGGCTTGCAACAATTTTTAATAATCTAATGTCTTCGTCTTCTTCTACTGGTTCAAGACCTAAGATTACATCTGAATCTTGGAAGAATGAAGAGGAGTAACCAATAGAATCTGCGGTAACTTTTCCAGCACGCATCTTCCAAAGCAAAGTTTGTGTAGTAATAATTACTGGTTTATTAATCTTTTGTGCCAATCGTTTTAAAGCACGGGTTACGTTTGTAATAGCCTGTGGAGTATTCATCTCACCACTAATTTCATCAAGCATTAAATAAACACCATCAACAAATACTATGTCTGGTTTTGTTTGCTCAATCTTTGCCGCTAATGCTGAGACCGTAATTCCATTGACTGCGTCAATTAAATGGAATGAGCGTTCTTTTTCCATAGCGTTTAATATATCTACATAACGATCTTCTTCTGGTGGTAATAATTTTCCCCTACGTAAACGGCCATGAGATATGTTTGCTCTCATAGCATCGTGGCGTTGTTGTTGTTCGTGATTATTCATTTCAAAGGATTGAAACATTGGAACGTACCCTTGTTGATGAACATTGATTGCCATCTTTAAAGCAATCTGAGATTTACCTGTTTTAGGTGGAGCAATTATTGTAATTAATTGTCCGCCTTGTAACCCAGCAGTTGCTTCATCAATCTTTGTAAAGCCAGTAGGTATTCCTAAGAACTCTTGGTTTTGTAATGCTTTATATTCTTTGTAACGCTCCTCTGTATTCTTACTTAAATCTAATTCGTGAATTCCAAGAATGCCTTGTTCATTAACTCTTGCAATTGTTGCTTCCATTGCAAGAAGAGCAGCGTCATGATTATTGTCTTGCAGTTGTCCAATGGCTGCTTCTAATCCTTGACGAGTAAGTAACCGACGACGGAAATCCACCATTGTGTCTAAGAGGTAATCAACAGTATCTTCTACATCTAATACTTTAAAGTTTGGATAATGATCTTTAACAGTTACTGCTGTAGGAACTTCGTTGTAATCTGTGTAATGTTTGCGAACAAAAGCCCAGACTCTTTTATTATCATCATCTAAGAACCAAGCATCATTTACACCCCGCTGTAATGCAGGGATAATGTCTCGGTCTCGTATTACTTTACTTACTAAACGGTGTTCGTTATCCGCCGCCATTTTGCTCCCCTCTTACAAGTTCTTTAGTTCTACTCCTGCTGATCCGTATCTTGCTACC